GATGGAAGTGACTCAGTTTTTAATGTCAATGCTGAAGGAAGCGGTGTAACACTTACAGCGAAAGGAGGCGGTAAAGGAGCGGATTCTTCCCTTCAAAATGGAGCGTCTGGAGGCTCTGGTGGAGGTGCTTCCGGTTATGGAATACCAAATACAGGAGGATCATCTTCTCAAACTTCCCCATCTGGAGCAACAGGTTATGGTAATGCGGGTGGCGTATCATCATCCTCAGGCACTCAGAGTGGTGGTGGCGGCGGGGGCGCAGGAGCGGTTGGTGGAAGTTCTCAAAGTTCAGGTGTTACAGGAAAAGGAGGCGCGGGTGGCGCGGGTAGAGAATTTACAACCTTTGCATCTTATGGAGTGTCTGGATTTTTTGCAGGAGGAGGCGGTGGTGCCGCTTACCCAGACTCTGGATCGTCTATAGGAGGCGCAGGAGGACAAGGCGGTGGGGGCACTGGCGGTAAGGACGGTGTAGCGGCATTAGCAGGGACAGCAAATACTGGCAGCGGCGGTGGCGGCGCAACCTACCATGATGTTCCAACTGGCGGCGCTGGCGGCTCAGGTGTGGTTCTTATCGCCTACGATAAGTCAAAACCCGGAAGTTCATCCATTTATTTTGATGGTACTGGTGATTATCTTACTGTCTCTGCTAGTAGTGATTGGGAAGTATCTGCTTCTAATTCCGATTCTTTTACTGTAGAGGCTTGGGTAAAACTTGATCTTCACGATGGTCAGGAAACTTTTTTATCGCAGTCAGCAAGTGGTTCGACGCTTTGGCGTTTTAGGAACTATCACGGAAACGGCGTTTCTTTTCAAGTCTACGATAGCGGCTCTTTAATTGTTGATGTATCTGGCGCTGAAATTGCAGACACAGATTGGCATCATGTTGCACTCGTTAAAGTAGGCAATGGGTCAGACTCAACATATACGCTATACAAAGACGGAACAAGCATTGGAACAAGTACAGACTCAAGTACCTTAACTATAAATGGACAGTTAGATATAGGATCAACTTACAGTGCTGGTGATCCTTTCGATGGCTACATGGACGAAATTCGTATCTCCGACTCAGCAAGATACACAAGTGCATTCACACCATCTACGACAGCATTTACCGCAGACGCTAACACCAAACTCCTGATTCACTCAGACTTTGATGGTGGACTAGGCGCAGATAGTTCTGGGAATGAAAACGATTTCGCTCCTACTAATCTGGTTGCTACAGATCAGGTACTTGATAGCCCGACGAATAACTTTGCTACGCTGAATCCACTTTGGAATAAAGCGGGTGGTTATAGTTTTACCTTATCAGAGGGAAATTTAAAAAATACAGTTGGCACAGGAGGCCAGACTATTCCATCAACCTTTATAGCGGCTCCGCTAGATAAAAAATGGTATTGGGAATGGTACGGCATTAGTGGTGGTGCTAATAAAGGTATAGGCGTGATATTAAATCTAGAGGCCGCTACCAGTTATGAAAACCAAAGTGCTTATCAGTGGAAATGGGAAGGCACTAATGGAATTATGTATAACACTGGTGGTAGCAGTTCTTATACTCTAGCAAATTCAACACTTTTAGAAACTGGTGATGTTGGAGCCATTTTTATAGATGGCGCTGATATAAAGTTTTACAAAAACGGCTCTCTTACTTATACAGCCACTAATGCAATTACAGCCGCAAACTCAAACTGTATTATCCCAAGTAGCGGCGGATACCATGATAACAATGTGTATGCAATGAACTTTGGGCAAGATAGTTCATTTGCNGGAGAAAAAACAAGTGGATCAGCAAACGCATCTGACGCTAATGGTATAGGAGATTTTTACCATACGCCGCCTACAGGAGCGTTGGCTTGTTGCTCCGACAACCTCCCTGACCCTAGCATTGCTGATCCTACGGTTCATTTTTCTTCAACCATTTGGACAGGCGATGGATCATCAAGCAGGGCAATTACAACTGGCGTAGACGCTGATTTTGTCTGGATAAAAGAAAGAGGTGGAACTGAGGCTCATAGTCTTTACGACATTATTAGAGGCGCACAAAAACGGTTAGTTAGTTCTGCCAACTCTGCTGAAACAACTCGTACTTAACGGTTTACAGTTCTTTTGACTCGACTGGATTCACGTATTTGGTTCTGATGACGAAGGTAATACCAGTGGTGATACCTACGTTGGATGGAACTGGAAAGCAGGAGGCACAGCATCCTCTAACGAAGAAGGCTCTATTGATAGTTCAGTAAGTGCAAATACGGATGCGGGTTTTTCGATAGTAACCTTTACTGGCAATCAAACGAGTGGCGCTACTGTAGGTCATGGGTTAAGCCAAGCCCCAGAAATGATTATTGTGAAAGGTACAACCTTTGCCGATAGTTGGGGTGTTTATCATTTTCCGGGAATGGGTAATACACATGGACTGCTATTAAATTCTGATGTAGCGGAAATAGATTCTGTAACTTATTGGAATGATACCACTGCCTCGGCTAGTGTATTTTCATTGGGTAACGACACAATGATTAATAAAACTGGGCAAACTATGTTGGCCTACTGCTTCCATTCAGTAGAAGGCTACAGCAAGGTAGGTAGTTATACCGGGAATGGCGCAAGTCAGGATGGAACATTTGTATATTGTGGGTTTAAACCCGCATTTCTTCTCGTTAAAAACGTAAGTTCATCAGCATGGTGGGGAATTTGGGATGACGCTAGAGACCCATATAACACGATAACTTATGAAGGTTATCCAAACAGTAATGTTGCGGAAGGAAACAATACTGGTTCAACCAACGGGCCGGGAACTTTTGATTTTACTGCAAACGGATTTAAAGGTCGTCGTAAAGCCGCTGAAAGCATGACAAATACAAGTGGCGACACTTATATGTACTTGGCTATTGCCGAATCACCATTCAAAACATCTAACGCGAGGTAATTATGTGGTATAGCGAAACAATAGGAACAATAAGAACGCCTCGCGCCTTAACGGTAAACGGCATCCAACATCCATCCAACATCTTCAGGGCTTGGTCATCACAGGAACTAGCCGACATAGGCATCTATCCTGCCCGTGTAGAGACTCCTGATAGCCGCTACTGGAATACTGGAGCAGAGTCCTACACCCTTACTGACGGTGAGTATGTCATCTCCTACGCCAGTACAGAGAAGGATGTGGCTGTGCTGAAGAAAGAACTGATCGAAAAAATCAGGGCTAATGTTGGCTCAGTTTTAGCGCCTTCTGATTGGAGAGTGATCCGTGAGGCCGATGGTGGTACTGCTGTCAGCGATGACTGGAAGACCTACCGTAATGAGGTACGTGCTCATGGTAATAGCCTTGAGTCAGGTGTAGAAGCCTTTGCCTCTGTTGAGGCAGTGCGTAACTTCCAGAACCATGCGGTACAGGAAGAACGTAAAGTGTCAACGTATGATTCTGAAGGCGTAGAAACAATTGGCCCTGAGACTGAGACAGTTAATCGTACCGTAGACAAAACATATTGGGGTTGGCCTACGGCCCCTGATGCAAAGGTTGATCCGTATCACGTTAGGTATATCTAATGTCCACATGGGCGGGTAATACCTATAATTGGAATACGATTCCTTATGCTTGGGATGATAGGTTTGCCAATCCCGCTAATGCAACGCTTGTTCTGTCTGGTAAGTTGCCTATAGCGCATCAGGGAAATATTACCTACCCTGCTCATGCGACCTTAGTATTTAATGGATTAACTCCTAGCGTAGATTTGACTTTTGCTCCATCGCCCGGAGTAGGAACTTTAACTGTAACTGGTCAGGTTCCAGTCTTTGCTAAAGGCGTATTTAGAACTGTTCCACAAGCAACACTTACTTTTGATATATCAAAGTGGAGCGACATTTCTGCTACATGGGCGGCGGTTTCTGGAACTTGGTCTAGTTATGGAATGGCACCAGTTGTAGGCCAGACATACTCGTATGACCCAGAAACAGGCATATTTACTATAGAAGGATACGGTTCAACAGTTGTACATAAAGACCCAACTTGGAAGCCAACAGTATGGATAATATAAAAAGAGAAAAAAAAATATCTTGGATTGCTTTGGTTGAGAGCAAAGACCCAACTATATACACTAGGCCAGTTGCTACTTATGTTTTTAATGATGGCAAAAGAACATTTTACAAGCCAAGGAAAAAATAATGGATATTGAAAAGTACTGAAATCTATGATCTAAGTGACCATCTATTAGCAAAAAATGTTGCGGAGGTTTTGGATAAAAAATATCCCGGTTGGCTTTGGGCTGTTCATTCTATGGATGGAGTGGTAACAGTAAAGTCTATGTTGCTTTCTGGAAATTGGGGTTTTGTTCTTCACTCTAACAAAATTGACAATGATTACAAAACTGTAATGAGAGCAGGTGGAGAAATATTAGAAAGGTATAACCAGAAAAGAGGAATGTTTAATCAAGATAAATATAGCGATCTTAAAATGGACGATAGAAACCAGTTAAATGGAGACTTCAGTTAATGTCGCTTATTAATCCACAGCCTTCTTTAGAGGGAGAAGCCATACCATCCGTATCTGGAAAACTGAAAGATAAGGATTGGCTAAACATTGCTAGAGAAGCATACGACTCTTCTACAGAGTATATGGATTCTAATTTAAGGGATCAATGGGAAAAAAATATATCTAATTTTAATAGCCAACATCCTCCCGGTTCTAAATATTTAACTTCAGCATACGATAAACGATCTACATTGTTTAGGCCAAAAAACTCGATCTACTGTACGTAAAACTTGAAGCGGCTAATGGCTACTGCGTTTTTTCTCTAAATGAAGACGTAATGGATGTATACCCATCTAATCCAAATGATCCGGTGTCTATTGGTGCGGCTACAGTTGCTAAGTCTATGATGCAGTATAGGCTTACAAATAGCATTCCTTGGTTTTCTACAATGGTAACTGCTATACAAGATGCGGCAATATACGGAACTGTTGTGTCACACCAGTACTGGGAATTTCAGGAAAAAGAAGATACCTACTACAGCGTGGATGCTTTTGGAGATAATGTTGTAGACATTGACGGAAAGAGTGTAACTGAAAAAGAAACTGTTACTCTTTCAGACAAACCAATTATTGAAATTGTAGAGCCAGAAAATTTTAGGATTGATCCTGCGTCTGACTGGTATGATCCAATATCTACTAGCCCATATATTATTCATTTAATTCCCATGTTTGTGCAAGATGTTATGCAGAAAATGGAAGATGGAGAGTGGAACAAACTTACTACTAGCCAGTTGCTTTCAGCGGCAAAAGAAGACGATGACACTATACGTCTTACAAGAGAAGAGCCAAGAACTGATCCACTAGAAGATGAGTTTGAAAACATTGAAGAGTTTAAGATTGTTTGGATTCATAAAAAACATTGTAAAGAAAGACGGCGAAGACTACTGTTACTTTACTGCCGGTACAGATTACATGTTAACCAAACCAAAACTTCTTCTTGAAGTATATCCTTGGTTACGCGATGGTGAGCGTCCTTATGTAATGGGTAAATTAAACATTGAGTCCCATCGTTTATATCCATCAGGAACTGTAGAACTTACTGAGGAATTACAGGCCGCTTCTAACGATATATGGAACCAGAGATTTGACAACATTAAGTTGGCAATGAACAAGCGTTACCATATTCGCAGAGACAGGAATATTGACCTTGATGCGTTGTTTAGGTCTGTTCCCGGTGGCGCTGTTGAGATGGATGATCCAGATCAAGATGTTCGTGTTATCGAAACACGCGATGTTACTGGTTCAGCATACGCAGAACAAGATAGAATTAACTTTGACTTTGACGAGTTGCAAGGAAACTTTTCTACATCTACAGTTCAAAGTGCAAACACTATGAACGAAACAGTTGGTGGAATGAACCTACTTAAAGGCAACACTAATATTATTACTGAGTTTGTTCTTAGAACGTTTTCTGAAACTTGGGTAGAGCCTACTCTTAAACAACTTTTACGTCTTAGAACTAGTTTTACGAAACAGATGAAATTGTTATGTCATTGACAGGTAGAAGAAGAACTACGCAGGACAAAGATGAACTTTATTGACGAATTAACTAAAACATGACGTAATTCTTAAAGTTAATGTTGGAATGAATGCTACTGATCCAGTGGGCCGTGTTCAAAATTTAGTATACGCCATTTCAAATGTATTTCAGATTCCGGGTATGGAAAATAGAATTAATACTGAAGAAGTTGCTAAAGAAATATTTGGTCAACTTGGCTATAAAGATGGTGAGCGGTTTATTTCAGAGCAGTCTGGCGATCCAGAAATAGAACAGTTGCAGGCACAGATTCAGCAGTTGCAATCTATTATTGATTACGATCAGGTCAAGATGCAAGGAAGATTACAGATTGAACAGTTGAAACAACAGGCCTCACTTAGGTCTGCTCAAATAAAAGCACAAACTGACATAGCAAAAGAACAAATGGGAATGCAGAAAGATGCAGGCTCACTTGCTAATTAAACAAAATGAAGCAATTATAAAACAGACAGGATGCAGATACTCGCAGGGCTGAACTTATGTTGCAAAGAGATGCTTTAATAAATCAAATTGTTTCACAGCAGTCAGAACCAGTAGACAAAGATAATGTTTCTAAAGCAGGAACAATGGCAAGAGATAAATATAACAAAGTGCCATACGCACAGGGATAAATGTCAGAGTACTATGATCCGAGTCTACCTAACGTAGACGAACTTATTGAAAGAACTCAAATTGGGCAAAAGACCCAAGAGTTTATTAGAACTCCAACAGGGAGATCATTGCTTGATAGAGCATTAAACCAATATAGAGAAGGTATTAATGGTCTTCAGGAAATGGCCTTTCAGGAGTGGTCCGGTTCTTCAGAAGAAGAACTAAAACATTATAGAAAAATATCTTCAAGCCTCGCTACCCCCTTATCAGTTTTAAAATGGTTGGATGCGATTATTTCAGACGGAGAGACTGCTAATAAATTAGCAAGGTACAAAGAAGAGTAACCTTGGAGAAACAAGATGGACGCTACCCAACAGGATGCGGAACAAGTAGTTGAAGAAGTAGTAGAAGAAGTAGAAGAACAAAAAGAAGAGAAAGAAGAATATGTAGATCGTGAAGTACAAGGCTCCCGAGAAGACATGCTTAAACGCATAGTAGATGAAAGGGAGTCTGAAGTAATGAACGATATGGCTGAAGCAAACGAAGACATTGACGACACTGAAGAAGTTGAAGAAGTTGAAGAAGTTGTTGAAGTCGATGAAAGCCCGCCTGTGTGGAAACACGAAGGCCAATGGGTAACCCAAGTTAAAGTAAATGGTCAGGATGTTGTTGTACCATTTGACGGGTTAAAATCTTCTCATCAAAAAGATGTTGCTTCTCAGCAAAGATTTCAGCAAGCCGCTCAAAAAGAAGAGTGCTTGCTCAACAGGAGGCTCAGTTGCGTCAGTACGCACAGAGTCTTCAACAGAAAGAATCTGCTCCATCCACGGACGAGCCAGAAGATGGGGTTTGACTACAATAAAACTGTAGAAGAATACCATCAAGCGTTGTACGAAGATAACGCGGCAAAAAGCCGCAGAGTTGTTACAGACCTTGACGGGGCGCAATACTGCTACCCCAAATATAGATGAGGCTGTAGATAAGGCTGTTGGACAAGCCTTTGCTCGTAGACAAGCCGAACAGGCCCAAGCACAGCAACTAGCATATGAACGAGAAGTTCAGAATGCAGTTACTTGGTTTGAACAGGAGTATCCTGAGATTTCTCAGAATCCTGATCTTAGGGCTATTGCTGATAATCAAACGGTCACCCTTATGAAGGAGAATCCTTCTTGGGCACCGGGACAAATTATTTATGCGGCGGCTGAGTATGCGAAAGAATGGACAAATAATAACATAACCTCTCAACAACCTAATAAAAGAGTTGAAAGGAAAAAGAAAATTGTCCCACAACCTAAGTCTGCTCGAAAGTCTGCCAAACTTTCTGAAGATGAATCTGGGCCTAAAACCCCAGAACAAGTCATTGAAGAAATGCGTCAGGCCAGAGGGCAAATGTAAATCAATAACTAAAAGGAGATAAAAATGGCAGGACAAGTATGGTCTGTCAACACCTCCGGTGGTTATATGTATGCGTCAAACCTCAGTCGTGAACTGCGGATGGCCGTACAGCCGATTGTCAAGTTCCGTCAGTTCTGTGACATTAAAGACTGCCGCCCATCAGGGTTTGCATCGAGGCGATACCTTCCACTGGAACGTGTTTAGTGATGTAGCAACTCAGGGTACGACCCTGACTGAGACAAGCACTATCCCCGAGACTTCATTCACGATTTCTCAGGGCACAATGACTATCACTGAAGCGGGTAACTCTGTTCCTTACACAGGTAAGTTGGATGACCTGAGTGAACAGCCGATTCGTGAAGTTGTTCGTAAAGTGCTTAAAAACGATGCGAAGAAGGGGTTTGATAACCTTGCTTCCGCTCAGTTCAACAACGCAAAGTTGCGTGTTGTGCCGACTGCGGGAACGAGTACTACCGCTTTGACGCTTACTACTAACGGTGTGTGCGCTATTAACAACAACGTTGCTCTTGGAAAAGAACATGTGAAGTTAATTGTAGACACGATGGAAAGAGCGTAATATCCCGGCTTATACCGGCGATGATTATTACTCTATCGCGTGGCCTTCAACGTGGCGCTCGCTCAAGAACGATCTGGAAGGTATCAAGCAGTACATTGATCAGGGTTTCCAGATGATCATGAATGGCGAAATTGGTCGCTATGAAGGAGTTCGTTTTATTGAGCAGACTCACGTTAACAAAGCAGGCATTGGTACTGCCACCGCCGCATGGACCAACGGTAAATCCGATTGGGCTGTGTTCTTTGGTGAAGATACCGTTGCTGAAGCAATTGCTGTTCCTGAAGAAATTCGTGGAAAAATTCCGGGGGACTTCGGAAGGGATCGTGGGATTGCGTGGTATTATTTGGGTGGCTTCGGCCTTGTTCACACTGATGCGGCTCAGTCACGTGTAGTGATCTGGGATAGCGCGGCTTAAGGAGAATTATTATGAGTTATAGTGATCCTCGCCCGTATGCCTATAGTTATTATCATGACTTTGGCGCGGCTACAGAAGCGTTGGTTCTTAGAGGTCCCAGTGGGAAAAAAGGTAGCATCAAAGAAATTGAAGTTGAGGCTATTGAAACTTTCACTAACACCACAACCGAAGGGTTTGTTCGATTAGGTTCGGGTGCCGCAGGTTATGAGTACGTAAACATGGGTTTAGGTACGCTTGCCGATGGCGCACAGTCTCGTCTAACTGACGTTGCTGCTGACCTAGTGTTGGACGCTCTTCCTGCTGATACTACAGTTCATTTGACTTTGGTTGCTCCTACTGGCGGTACTCCCGCAGGTAAGGCGCATGTCCATGTCATGATTGAATGGTACTAGGAGGAAATATGAAAGACAGTGCAAGCGGTAAAATCCCTGCAAACGGACTTTCTGAAAAGGAAAAAGACAACTCTTCGCCTAAAGATTTAGGCTTGGATAGTCATGGCCCGAATCAGATGCCTATGGGTGTTGCTAAACAGAAAGTGTCCACGGATCGTGGTTCTTTCAACATGCGGTAAAGGGATCGGGGGGCGCAAGCCCCCCTTTTCTTAGGGGGAAATATGGACTACGAAGAAAAGAAAGATAAAGACCCTGCTCAGTGTGGCTATACCAATCAGGATCAGCCAAACGAATTTAGTACTGAGAGGAACCAACGAAACAACAACGCGAGGGTAGGAACCAGACCGGAAGTTATTATTCTTGAGAATGCTTCTGTTTTCGGGGCTGTTCGTATGCCACTGGAATAATGACAAATAAAATAAACTGGGACGAGCCTTACGGCGAAATTCACGGCAGTGTAGAAGACATGCCAGAAGCACGTTTTTTTCAAAACGATAAATTTTACAGAGTAAACGGAAATTTAATTAGTAGTGGATTAGTTGACTATACTGCTTGGGTTCAAGAGCAGAAAGGTATGACAGGCAGGAATGCTCTAATATCTAAAGCAAAAGAACTTGGCATTGAAGTAGCCAAGAAAGATAAGATAGACGAGATAAAAGAAAAACTAATAAACAAACTATGAAAAAAATAACCGTTCCTTTTAAGGAAGTAAGTGATTACACCTTAGAAGATTTTGGCGGAAAGAGGCAGAACAAAACTGTCTGCATTGTTCGCTATGGAGCATTTGGAGATATTATTCAAACGTCTTCTTTGTTTCCTCAATTTAAGAAAGAAGGGTACAAGGTTTGTGTAAACGTTTCTGAAGTAGGCGCTGAACTGCTGAAGGCAAACCCTTATGTAGATGAACTCTTAATACAAAAGAGCAACCAGATTTGCAATACACAACTTACCGACTACTGGGAGAAGATGTCCCCCTGTTTTGATAAGTTTGTGCAACTGTCTGAGTCTATAGAGGGAACATTGCTTTTAAACCCAAACAGGGTAATAGAGTCTAAGGGTAAGAAGTACAGAGTGTCTGCAAGCGAAGGGTACTTTGATTCTCAAGAAGAGATACATCAAAAGTGTAATGTTAACTACCTTGAGTTTACTCACGAATTAGCAGGTGTTCCGTTTCATCACAGACCCGCTTATTACCCATCAGAAGAAGAAAAGAAGTGGGCTAGAAAACAGAGAAAGAAAATAAAATCAAAGCATGTTGTAATGATTTCTTTATCTGGATCATCGGTACATAAAGTTTGGCCTTGGAACGATGTAATGATTGCATCTATTCTACATGATAGAAAGGACATTTCTTTTGTAACTGTTGGCGATGAGATGTGCAAGATACTAGAGGTTGGTTGGGAGAAAGAACCAAAAGTTATTACCAAGTCAGGTGAATGGACTATAGGTAAGACTATGGCTTTTTTAGATCACTGCTCAGTAATTGTTGGGCCTGAAACAGGCGTGTTAAATGCGGCAAGTATGAAGAAAATACATAAGGCTGTATTTCTTTCTCACTCGTCAGAAGAGAATCTGACTAAACACTGGATCAATACTACATCATTTACTCCAGAAAACTGCCCCTGTTATCCATGCCATAAAATGCATTTTGGATTCAGCACATGTAATAGAGATGAGGAAATAGGTGGCGCTTTGTGCGCTTCTAACATAGACCCAAGAACTGTAGTATCTGACATTATGAGAAACTTATGAGTACATATCTGCAACTTTGTCAAGACATGGCTAGGGAAGTAGGCATCCCCGGTACAGGGCCTAGCAGTGTTACGCCTACTGCTGAAGAAGAAAAAGATATTGTGCGCCAGATTAAACATGCTGATGTTGACATACAAAGCAGGTGGTTTAACTGGAACTATCTTTGGGCAGAAGCAAGTATAACAACATCTTCAGGAACTTCTACTATTACTTCCCCTACAGACTTGTCTCAATGGAATATTGATTGCGTTGTGTTTGATCCAACGTCTGTTGATTATCAGCCTTTAGAGTACATGCCTTGGAATGATTATAAGGATCAGTACAAATACGGATCAATTGATTCTGGAACTCCTGAAGTGTTTAGTGTTAAGCCAGACAATGTAATTGACCTTTATCCTACTCCTGATACAGCAACTGTAGTTAAGGCTGAGTATTGGAAGACTCCTACAGAGTTATCTTCTGATTCAGATGTATCTGTTATACCAGTCAGGTTTCATAGGATGATTATTTGCAGAGCAAAAATTTATTACGCAGAACAAAATGATGCTAATGAAATTCTTTCTGCATCTGTTGCTGAGTTTACTGATCTACTTGACAAACTTGAGTCTGACCAACTACCGGGACAAAGAAACAGACGGTTCTCTCAGGTGCAAGATTTGTCAAACTACAGAGTAGTTGCTGAATGACTACCCAAAGTTACTACTTTCCCTTTAGCGGTGGACTCAACATAGTTGATCCTGTTCTTTCTGTTGAGGCGGGAGAATGTATTGCGGCTAAAAACTTTGAGGTAGATATTCGTGGACGCTACAGCCGTGTTGATGGATACGAAAGAGCAGATGGGCAAACACTTCCTTCTGACATTGATTACTTTAGGATACCTTTTNTTAATGGTTCATCTAAGAGCAATGTGTTTGCGTCTTCATTTAGCGCATCTTTTCATTTAAATATACCTTCTTCTGGAGACATTGTTAAAGGGGGAACTAGCGGTGCTATTGGAACTATCTTGATTGTATCTGTAGAAGATATAACTGGAGATAGTCAAGCAGGTTTCTTCCCTACTGATGCCGCAGAGGGTTACATATACTTTACTACTACTAGCGGAACATTTCAAGAAGGCGAACCGATATATTTTTTAAACAAAGATAAGCGCATTTGGAAGCGCATTTAACGTGGAGTACACATAATGGGAACACCTACAGCCTTAAGAAAAACTAGGGCAGTCCTTACAGGAACAAGTTTTGCTGACAATACTACTGGCGCTATTACGGCGCAGATGTTACGACAGTACGTAGAATCTGACATGGGAGGATATGCTTGTATAAACAATGCCGCAGGCGATGGTACTCCCGCTGTACAAGCAATTGCAAATGGAACTACAGTAACCGTTGACTTTTCATTAGGATCGTCTGGATCAGACGTA